CAAGATTGTAGATCACATCCAATGCTCTGGCTGAAAAGTAATCGCAGAACACTGAACTAGTAATATCATGTTCATAAAAACGAAAGTTTGGGTGGTTCACAATCCACTCAATGTTTCTCGTTGAGCCAGTATAAAAATTGTCAACGCAGTAGACTTTATTTCCCTGTTCTAACAGTTTTTCGCATAAGTGACTACCAACAAAACCTGCTCCACCAGTCACTAGAATGTTTTTCATACATTACCCTTTTCAAGTTGTTTATCAAGCATATATCTTGCAATGTACCAAGCGTCAACGATGTCAGTTGTCGGTGAGCCCAGTTTTGTCGTGGGACTTATTATACTATGTAAATCTACAAAAGTATCCTTTACAAATGCTTCGTACATCTTTTCTTTCGTAGCATTACCCTTACCAGTTGCATACTTCTTGACAACTGTTGGTGCAATTGTGAAGAATCTATATCCTTGCTTGTAAAGCATATACTTTAGAATTCCGCAATTTTCGGCAAGGTTAAAAACTCTGCCTTTAGAGCCAAAAGAATAATCTTCAATCAAGACCACTACTTCTTCTTTCTTAAAATCAGCAAGAATTCCTAGAACCCAGGAAGCAATATTTTCATATCGCTCCTGATCTGTTAGGTATTCTTCGTGTTGTTCGCCAAGAATATTGTGAAATTTTCCTAGAACTGTTTTACGATCATTCAGAAAGTAGAAGAAACTATTTGAGAATGTTTTATCTCTAGCAATACAAACACAAGGTGACGTCAGGCTGTAATCAATGCCGACGTAGATCATCTTCGTCATCTAATGGATCTTCTAGAATATCATTTTCGTATTCGCCATCATCATTAAAATCTAATTCTTCGTTTTCATTATCATAGAAATCGCCACAGAATGGGCAATGGCTTGGTGTATAACTCACTTCATCTTCGTCAAAAGAAAGCGCAAAGGAAGATCCACAATTATCACAAACCAACTTTAAATCTGGCATAATTAACTCCTTGTCACCGCAGTGATCTTTTCTATTTGTTTATCAATGACTGAAACTCTATTTGGCCAATGTATATATGCTTTATCTGGATTCTTTTTCAAGTTCAAAAGAAGTGGTAGGATCATACCTTCTACTTCTTTCAATTTTGCTTTATACTTAGATTCAATCGCTGCAGTCATAGCACTGTTTAGTGTCTGCTCTTGAGAACTCAAAAGTGAATCGAGTTTATCCTTCAATGCTGCAATTTCATCACTATTTGATTGCGCTACTGCAGCAGATGTTGCTGTATCTTCGTCTGCAAAACTAAAACCAAAATCATAATCATCTGTAGGTGTTGTTGACATTTTATTCCTCTAATGTCCAATCTGCTGTTAAATGTATATTCTCTATGTGAGAATAATTTCTTAATCCAAATTTAGCAGAACTATTTATTTCCCATATTTCATTAGCAGCCAATTGTCTAGATTCTTCCCCTACATCATAATAGACTTCTGGGCAGGTCATGATAGGGATCAAAAATCGTCTTGAGTTATTTTGAGTGTCTTCATTATCTATGTGAGATGATATGATTGATCTACATGGTAATCTAACGATGACAAATCTACTAAAAAAACCTCGTTTGAATTTATGTAGAAAGAAATTGTTTAATAAGATGATTTCTTTCTCGAAAAGGTTATAGTAGTTTTTGATATACTCTTCATCTTTCGTTTTCCAATTAGGTCCGACTAATGGAATTATATCTGTCTTTGTATACTGCTTGCAATTAGTCGAATAGAAATTATTGTCTTTCCATTCTTTTTTACTGAGTAAGAGTAACTTCTGTAGAATGGTTGGAGTTTCGAAGAAACCGAAAAAATTTAAGTTATTTTCCATTTTTATTCAATGTAAATTTCTTTTTGTTTAGTATGCTTTTTATTGCGAAAGGCATGAATCGACAGGCTGATTTAAACCCTCTCATCTTCCACAATAAAATGAAGTAAAGATACACAGTGCGGCAAAAACGCCACCCAGAATATAAAGACTGGAAGATGTGTACCTTTCGCTTCATTGAACTCTTTTTTGTTCTGAAGAAAATATGAGCGCGCAGAGCACTCAGTTATCGATATATTTGCATTTAAATATGCCATGTTTTATATAGCCAAAAAAGAAAAGAGGGACCGAAGTCCCTCTTTCTTAATTACTCATTTTTTCAGTTTACTTTTTGTCTTCTGTAGAGTCTACTGGTGCTGTCAAGTCATCACCTTCACATGGACTATATTGACATGGACGAGGTGGAGGTGGAACTTGATCTTCTGGCAGTGGTTCTACTGCTGGTGGCGCATTAACTTCTTCCTTTGATCCGCACGCAACAAGACCAAGAGCAATCAAACTAGCAAGAATAATCTTCTTCATATTGTTCTCCTTTAATTAAATTTCACACCCACCTGCAGCAGTGCAAGCAAGTTCCTTTGCTGAAGTCGTCGTATCGGTTTCTTCCATGAACTCAATCCAGTTGATGTCAACATTCTGAGTTGCTAGAAGTTCCTTATACTTCGCTTCATCAATTTCTTCATATGGTGCTTGGCGATAAGAACCATTGTCACGCGGCAAGAATGAAACGCCAGAGAGAGCAGAAATGTTCTTAAACACCCATGCACCAACTTCCATCCACTCATCATCACCGACGTATACGGTGATCGAAGGCTTGTGTTCGCACCAGTGATCCTGATAGACCTTCCAAAGTTCTAACTGTTCAATCGCAGTCATGTCGTGACGAGTGACGCAGTTCTTTGGGGCTTTCATTGGGAATGAGAACACCCAGTTGCTCTTGCTGTAGAAATCTTCTTCAGCAACGTATCCCTTGTCAATCATAAACTTGGCAAGAGGATCCTTCATGTCAGCGCGGACGCGACGAATATAGTATTGAGAATAACGAGGGTGAATACCTGAGGCTGAATCAACCAATTGTGAAACAGTACCAGAAGGCTTGACGCAAGTGATCGAAGCAGATTGTGGAATACCAAGTTCATCAGCAAACTCCTTGTTTACGGCAACGCAATGTTCACGAATTGAATCGAGTGCATCAGCAAGTTTCTGTGATGGCTTGTTAAGAAGTTTATTATCGCAAATGCCTGTCAATGAGACACCAAGCAAACGCTCTTCGTCACAGTTATTCTTCCAACGCTTGTTGATGTAACGGAAGTCAGTAAGCATTGACTGCAACGTGCCAATAATTGTAGCAAGACGTGCCTTACGCTTCAATGAATCGACATCGTCTTCTGCGCGCACAACAATTTCTGAAAGATTACAGAATTCAAATGGACGCAAAATAATTTCAGAACATGGATTGGTTCCGAACTCATGTTTTGGATCACGTCGACCGTACTTGGCAGCAACAGCCTGTGAAGCAGCGCGTGAGAAAATACCACGCTCACCTGAACGTGACATGTATAGAGCATGCCATTCGTTCATGAACGTATCCATGTCTACCTTTTTATCATACACCGCTGATATATTTGCCAACGCTCTTTGACCGTTCGCTGTCCACCATTCACCTGACTTTGCGTGACGCAAGTGGTCATCGTTGAGGTCGGTAAGAGAAATGAGAGCAGAACGGCGAACACCACCGCAAACGACAATATCAGCAATTTTACAGACGATGTCATGACACTCCAACGTGGATAGTTTCCTACCACGTGCCTTTTGAAAGATGTTAAGGGTAAATTTGAGAAGATCGACGAGCGGCTCTGGACCACTTGCGCGACCACCGAAAGTCTTGAGACGCTCACCAGCAGGACGTACTTTGGTTACATCCCACTTGGCAACTTTTCCAGAATACAAAAGCGAAATGAATTCGCGATATGCTGAAGCCCAACCGATCTTGGAGTCAGCAACGACAACAGTCGTGTCAGTTTCGTGAAGTTCTTCTGGCACTTCAGGAAGTTTGTTCGTGTATTTTGATTCAACAGAGAATCCAACGCCAGTGCCGCACATAAGAATGTACATGACTTCATCAAATGCCTTTGGCGTATCAATGGCGACGTAAGAGCAGTTGTAACCAGCAACTTGATCTTTTTCTAGAGCAGGACCAGCAGTCATCAAGCAACGCATTGATGGCATGACTTCAAGATTTAGAATTGCTGAACGCAACTCATCCCATGGAACCTTCTTATTATTATTTGTCTTATTTTTGAAATAACTGATGTAGCGATCAACGGTCTCATCCCACGTTTCGCGGCGACCAAGTTCATCGTTGAATCTTGCGTAACGTGAAATGTGAATAAAATCTTGATAAATGCTGGGAAGTCTGGTCGTCATCTCTTTCTCCTTATTCTTTTGCAATAAATTCGTTCGATAATGGAAATACCTCAGCGATCACTTTCGCGCATTCTTTAGCGATTTCCATGTGTTCCTTTTGAGTGCCGTTAGCACTGCGGAGTTGTATATAGTGAATCCATGAGCGCAATGTTCCGTTCATGTACATTCTAGACA